GCAAAAGTTAATGTTACAGTTGCTGATCCATTAGTTGTACTAAATGCACTTGTTAAAGTTGTTGTAGATTTAATTGGGTGTATGTCATAAAAAATACCCGCTGAATAAGCATACAATATTCTATTAGTACCAAGCACTGCATACTTAATACCTGATGTGTTTACAAAATGGTGAATAGCAGTGTTTCGACCTGTAATATCAACTGAACCTAGTTGAGCCCAACCACCTATTTTTTCAGGTAAACCATATCTAAATCTAACATTATCACCATTAACCCACTGGCCTTCACCTTCGGTTGATGTGACTTGTTTATTGAATCCAGGTGCAAACTTTACTTTTTGTAGCATATAGCCTTTATATAGTTAAAAAGCCCAGCTTACAAATGAATATCTAGTGCCTTTAGTTGCCTCTTTTACTTCGTGTGGATACATAAAATTTGACGGAAATAAAAGTATATCCCCTGTTTCTAACTTAATTTCTTTGCCTCTGCAACAGAATTCTGATCCTTCGTAGTCTGTGTTAAGGTTAGCAACTATCGATACTATTGGTACACCTTTCATTTTGCCATCAAATATACTGTGGATATGATCATAGTGTTCTCTCATCATAGTGCCTACTTCATATTTGTTAAAACGTATTGGACTAAATTTAGTAAGCCATGGTCCTTGAGTCTTGTCTCCTGGCCAAGTATGTTTAACTTGATAAGCATCTAATGCTTTAATAAGATAAGGTGTAATTTTATTTTGCTGTTCTTGTGTACAAGGCATTACATCTAATTCTTTTGTCGGTTCAGAACTAGTTGTACCTTCAGCATAATTATTCCAAGTATGTTTTTTCCATTCTTTTTTATTACACTCATCTATTAACGCTTCACACACCTCTGTTGGTATATGATTTTCAACATATATATAATCTTCAATTGTGCTCATTCATCAAACTCCTTATATCTAAATGGGTTAAACTATCTTCAGTTCCTAATACATCAATACTAAATGTATTAAATGACATACTAATTCTAGATTCCTCACTCATGTTTATAGGTACACTGTGTTTTAAATTTGATGGAAACAATATAAGTTCTCCATCAGTGCAAGGTAATAAAAATGTTTCTGAATTTAAATTGTTATATTTTTTAGGATCAAGTTTCATAGCTGATTGTATTGCTTTAGAAAAAGATATTGGGGGTAGTTTAGGATCTTGTTTAAAATAAAACACACCACTAATAATACTATTGGGATGCACGTGTTCATGGTGCTTGGATCCTTTAGGATTTTTATTCATCCAAGATTGTGTAACCACTAACCTTTGATCTGATTGAGATATTTCTTTAGTAAACTTATTTATAGACTCATTTATAAAATTTTTTATATTTTTAAACTGTTTGTGTTTTAATAAATAAGTATCTTTAGATTTAAAATTACCATTAGCTTTTTGTTCAATCCAATCTAATGTATTAATGTGTTTTAGTTCATCAACTAATGAACCTTCATACTTTGTAATTAAAATTGGTGTGGGAAATATTTGTAACAATTCGTCTTTCATGCAAAATGTATACTATATTATTTTAACTTTGTAAACCACCATGTGAGTCTGATACGTTAGTTGTGTCTCCTGTTTGAAGACTCATATCACCAAAGTCGGCAGCATTACCTGTGGATGCAATAGTTATAAAATCTATCGTCACATTGTCTGGATTTGTACCACCACCAAAAACTCCTCTAGTAGTATCTGACATACCTCCAAAACTTTGTGATCTTGCAACCGTTAAATCTCCAAAGTCTGTGGAGTTACCTGTTGTGGCTATAGTCACATAGTCCATTATATTTGACATAGCATTAGAAGGAGAATTATCAAAACCACCACCACTTACTCCTCTAATAGCTGTAGAAACAGTCATTGCATATTGTCTTGATGCCGTGCTATTACCAAAATCGGTAACATTACCTGTTGAGGCAATGGTTACATATTCTACTGTATCAACATCAGCAGGGCTTTCATGACCCATTGCAAATACTCCTCTCGTTGGTGAACTAAATCCTTGAACAGATGTTCTTGCTGAACTTAAATTTCCAAAGTCAGCAGCGTCACCAGCACTTGCAATAGTTATATAATCAATAACATCACTTACACCTGGATCCTTATTACCTCCTGCTCCTATAATTCCTCTTGTTTGATTTCCTGCGGTACTAGAAGAAAATGCTCTTGCAACCGTAGAGTCACCAAAATCAGCAGCATTACCTTGTGAAGCAGATTCAATTGATTCAATTGTATCAATATAACCAGCAGGATCATTATAACCACCACCAAACACACTTCTTGTTCTACTAGCACATCCACTTCTTCCATATGAAGCAAGAGTTAAATTTCCAAAATCGCTTGTGTTACCTAAAGTTTGTATGTGAATCATTTGTATTGCATTATGATTTGTACCAGCAGGGTTTGTTTTACCACCACCTAATAATCCTCTTCCTGATCCAGGCATATAGGTTACTGATGGGCGTTGTATAAAATCAAAATCTAAACCACCGTGTCCGTTAGAAGCAGCTCCTGCTCCTATTGTAACAGCAGTTAAATCTCCAAAATCAACAGCGTTACCAGCTGAAGCAATATTAATATATTGTATAATATTAGAAGCACTAGGATCTTTTCCTCCACCCCATACTCCACGAGTTGCATTTGAAGTTGAACCAGCTTTAGCTAATTGATCAGTCATATCTCCAAAGTCCGTTGCATTACCAGTTGAAGCTATAGTTATAAAATCTAATACATTAGATATATTTGGAGTAAAACCTCCACCAAATACTGCTCTTACTGCTGAAGAACATCCTTTTGGAAGATATCTTGCAGCACTTAAATTTCCAAAATCTGTTGCATTACCTGTTGTAGCTATTTGTATAAAATCAACTATATTAGAAGCATTCCCATCACCATCATTACCACCAGCAAACACCCCTCTTGTTGAACTTCCTGCTGCTCCAATATTATCTCTTGCAACACTTAAATCTCCAAAGTCTAAAGCATCCCCAACTGAAGCTATTGTAACAAAACCTATTACGTTAGTTACTCCAGAAACATTACCCCCTCCAAAAATTGATCTTGTTGAACTAGACATTCCATCACCACCTCTACCTGAAACTGTTAAATTTCCAAAGTCAGCAGCATTACCTAAACTTTCCATTTCTACATAGTCAATTAAATTTGAATCACTTGGTGTTCTTCCCATACCAAATAATGCTCTTGTAGAACTTGAATTACCAATCGTATCTCTCATGGTTTGTGTTAAATCTCCAAAATCACTAGCATTACCTAAAGTTAAAATGTTTATTACATCAATTTTTTTAATTACAGTTGGAGTATATCCACCACCGAATAAACCTCTATTTCCTCTAATATCGTTAGCTCTAACTAGATTGTTTCGTTCTTTAATATCCCAGATTGCCATTAACTTAATCCTCCATGTCCGTTAGAAGCTGTTGCACCACCATCTCCTGTCACAACAGTTAAATCTCCAAAGTCAGCAGTGTTTGATGTTGTGGCTATTGTAACATAATCCATAGTATTAACGTAAACACCAGGACTGTTTACATAACCTCCCATAAAAACTCCTCTTATTTGATTACTTCCACCTGTTCCATCGGTTCTTCTAGCGTTTGATAAATCACCAAAGTCTGTTGCATTACCTGTGTTTGCAATGGTTATATAATCTATTGTGTTGACATCACCACCATCGCCTTGACCTCCTGCCATTACGGCTCTTGTTGTAGAAGACACACCTTGTGCTCTTCCTCTAGCAACACTTAAATTTCCAAAATCTGTTGCGTTACCTGTATTTGCAATGGTCACATAATCAATTACATCTAGCTCACTTGGTGCCAAACCTCCACCTCCAATTCCTCTTGTATTAGATTGAGCTCCCGCAAATTGATTTCTTAATACACTTAAATCCCCAAAATCTGTGGCGTTACCTACGGATGCCATGGTTACATAATCCATAACATTTAAAATACTTGGCGTACCTCTGGATGAAAAAATTCCTCTTGTGTCATTACACATGCTGCCACCCATATTAAATCCAGCAGTTGTTAAATTTCCAAAGTCAGCAGCGTTACCTCTATGTACAAAAGTGACATACTCAATAAAATCATCTCCAGGGTTACCATCTTCATTTCCCCCACCAAAAATAGCTCTAGTACTACTACCTACTGCCGCTCTTCCATATCCTACTGTGGTTAAATTTCCAAATTCACTTGCGTTACCTAAAGTGTTTATTTGTATTTCTTGAATTAATGAAGACCTACCTGGAGAAGATCCTCCACCAAGTAATGCACGTTGTCCAGCCCCACCACCTTGTGGTATCGGTGCTATTCTTGTTCCTTGATACCCGTCATTTAAACCACCGTGAGAATTTGATACACCAGAACCACCTCCACTTGTAACTGTTGTATCTCCACCAGTATCAACAGATTGTCCTCCAGAGGCAATATTAAATTGTTCAATTGTGTTTTCATAACCAGGATTTGAATAACCATAAAAACAAACTCCTCTTATAGAATCAGAAGCACTAGCTTGAAGTCTAGTAGTTTGTAATAAATCACCATAGTCAATAGCATTTCCTTGCGATGCCATGGTTACATTTTGAATTACGCTAGACATTGTAGGATTAAATCCGCCAGCAAAAACACCTCTTGTTGAGCTACTTATAATTCCTTGATTTAATTGTCTAATAGTTCCAACTAAATCACCAAAATCTGTTGCATTACCTGTATTTGCAATTGTTACAAAATCAATAACATTTTGCACTGTAGGTGTTGTACCTCCTGCAAATAACGATCTTATAGGAGATGAAGTTGCTCCAGCTTGTGTTCTAGCTACAGTGGTATCACCAAAATCTGTAGTATTTCCAGTCGAAGCCATTGTAACATATTCTATTTTATTTGATACTCCTGGTACACTACCTGTCCCAAATATACCTCTTGTACTATTTGAAGATCCTGCATTATAATTTGTAGTTGATGACAAATCTCCAAAATCTGCATAATTTCCATCTGTAGCAAAAGTTGCATAATCTATTGCTTGAATATGATTTTCATCTACATCACTACCACCACCCTTTAAAGCTCGTATAAAAGAACTAATTCCTCCAGAATAATAATTTTTACCAGGATCAACTAAATTTCCAAAAGCTGTTGTATTTCCTTTTGTAATTAAATTGTATTTTTCAACAGTGCCATTTAATAAATTACCTTGAACTAAAGCAGTTCCATTTCCACGCCAATAGCCACCCGCAACAGCATCATGAACTTCTTTTAAAGTCCATACGCCCGAACAATCATCGAGTTGTGGGTAGTTAGCCATTTAAATCCCTAACTTATTTTTTTAGCCCAAATTGCATTTGCTGCAGTAGTTTGATTAAAAGCAACATCGTCACCGTTTTCATCTACACCATCAGTCCATTCAGATGTGTAAGTATCTAAATAACTTTTTATTGCTGCTGCATTTGCTAAAGCACCTAATCCAGTTTCATCTGATCCATCTACAGTTGCACCAATTAAATCCCAATCTTGAGGAGATGCATTACTATTTGATTTTGGAAAATATCCACCATCTTCTATATAAGTTGGAATAGTGCCACCACTAGTTAAATTATATTTAATTATTTTATTTGCCATTTGTTGTATCCTTGTTATCTATTAATTTAGTGTTAAGCGATTCTTCATCGTACAACTTAAATCCTCTACGTTCTGCAAATGCTTCTGCATCTTTAGAAAATTTAGCCGCGCACGCTTCTAACCATTGCATGGTCATTTCATGAGTAGGCGCTTTACCTGAAGCCATCATATCATTCTCCATCTTAAGATATGCATAAATTTCAGCTTGTGCCTGTGCACTGTTTATACCCATATCGAAGAGATAAATCAAGTTCCCTTCATCAATAACTCCACCTCTTGCTCTGGCAGCATTTAAGGCCTGTTTCATACAAGTCATGACATGGTAATTAGATTCTTCCTTTTCATACTCTTCTTCAGAAATGTCTTCTTTACCTAGTTTTTTAAGAATACTTTTGTATTGATTAGTAAAGAAATTCATCTTTCTAATAGCCCCTGTAATAGAGTTTTGAATGTTATTCATATTAACCTGTATCTCAAGAATTTCTGTCTCTAGTAGTTCTTTTTCAAATGAGGTCATCTCAAGGTCTGTTTTTAATTTATGTTCTTTTTCTCGAAGTTCTATATCTTTTTTTCTCATCTTAAGATGAGCTTCTTCTAAAGCCATTCTAGTTTTATCAATCTCGGCTAACGTATGTTTAACAGATCTTATAGGTGTGATTGCTGTAACATCTAACATTACACCCATAAACTGTGAGTGTGATTTATAGA